AGAGAAAATGAAAGTAAAAAATATATTAGAAAATATAAAACAATAAATTATGTATTTGGAATTATGTTTTTATGGTTTAGTTTTGGAATTGAAGTAGAAATAATAGGAGATGATAAATAATGTATGCTATAACAGGTTATTTATATAAAAATGATAAATGTATTTTAAGAGGAATGCGTGAAGATTTAGAAAATTTTGTTGAAGAATTAAAAGAATTAAATCCAAGATTTGTTGATAGAAAAGAGTTTAAGATTGTTTCTCCATCTGGAGAGATTTTAAAAATTTGGAATAGGAGATGATAAATAATGAATATAGACTTTGAAACAATTATGAAAAAGCAAATAGAACAAATTGCTAATGATGAAATTGAAAAAATGATTAGAGAAAAAGTTAATGAGTTCAATAGAGAATTGTTGTCTAAAAAGGAGAACTATATAGCAGAGTTAATGAAGAGTATTAGGATATTTAGTGAACAACAAACAATAGACCATATTCCTAGATATTTAATAACTGTTGAAAATATTTACAAAATTGAAAATCAAGGAGGTAAAGAATGAATAAAAATAGTTTTAAAGACCAATGTGATATTTGTAATAAATTTGACTATTTAAAAAGTTTTGATAATAAATGTTTATGTTCTGAATGTTATAAAAAGTTAAATATTAAAAATAATAAAAAAATAATAAAAAAAGAACAAAAGCAATTAAATCTATTTAATTTTAGTTAAAAACTTTCACATTTTTCACACTCTATTAATGATATAATGTATTTGTACAATTATGATTAAAGGCGACTGTATGCAGTTGTCTTTTTTGTATTGGAGGTGATGCAATGTTAAAGAGTTGTAGCAGGTGTGGAAAAATACATGATTTTAATAAACAATGTTATATAAATAGACAGGTGAGAGGCACATCAACTGCTGATAAATTTCGTAAGACTTATAGATGGCATCAGAAGAGTTTAGATATTAGAGAAAGAGATAAGAATTTATGTAGGGTTTGTTTAGCAAATATCTTTGATACGCAAACGATTTATAACTTTGATAAGTTAGAAGTTCATCATATAATTCCACTAGAAGAAGATAGTACAAAGGGATTAGATGATGACAACTTAATTACACTATGTTGCTATCATCATAAAATTGCTGACAAAGGAATAATACCAAGATATATATTAACTAAATTATTAGATGAAAATTGTAATTTAGAAGCAATAAGGAAAGAGGTAATCAACCGAAAGTACCCCCCTACCTTTTAAAATTGGTTTTTTTAATTTAATTCGAAACCTACTGCCCACCTTTGAATACAAAAAATGCCCAAAATGAAAATCAGTAAATCTTGGAAAAGATGAAATGGAGGTGATAATATGTCAAGACCAGCAAAAGCAATTGATACAAATTCTCAAAAAATGAGTAAAGAAGAAAGAAAGCAAAGAGAAGAAACTGAAAAAAAATTACGAGGTGATAATGATAAGATAAAACCATTTAAATATTTGAATAAAAGACAAAAGGCAATATTTAAAGACATACTTAAAAACCTTAACAAAGATATTTTAAGTAATTTAGATGTTTACTTATTAAATCAAACTGCTATTACTATTGAAAGATTAGAGAGTATTGAAAAGGAAATAAATAATGCTAGTAAGGTTATTGATGAAAATGGAAAAGAACAGGATAGATTGGATGTTAAACTTATTATCAATTTAAAATCTGCTAGGGATATGTATTCAAAAGATTTTTTTAGGTGTTGTAATGAATTATCACTTTCACCACAAGCGAGAGCAAAACTTTCTATATCAGCACCACCACCAAAGAAAAAAACTTTGATGGATATTTTAAGCGAAGAAGATAATGATGATGAATAATATTCAAATACATCCTAGTTATATTTATGCAAAACAAATAGTTAATGATGAGGTACAACCTCCAAAGTTATATTATGAAAGAAATGGTGAAAGAAAGTTTATATCGCCTAAATATGTAAAAAAACAATGTCAAATATTTCTTGATATTGCCGATGGTAATGATAGTAAATATATCATAAATGAAAAAAGAATTGCTAAGATAGATAAAATATGTAAAATTTTAGTAATGGCAAAAGGTATTAAGACTGGATGCAAAATATATGATGCATTGTCAGGCTATCAATGGTTGTTAATTGTAGCAAGTCTTTGTACTGTATATAGAAATAATAAGAAAAAAAGAAGATATGAAACGGTACTGCTTGAAATATGTCGTAAAAATGGTAAAACATTTATAGTTGCATTTTTAATATTATTGTTATTTTATTTAGAACCTAAATTTTCAAGGTTCTTTTCTGTTGCACCTGATGGAACATTAGCAAAAGAAATTAAACAGGCACTTGAACCTTTGATTAAAGCAAATATTGATGTATTTGAAGATGGTGAATTTAAAATATTAAGAGATAATATAACACACAAACCTACTGAAACAGTATATACACCATTAAACACTTCTAAAAACAGGATGGATGGTAGAGAGCCAACAGTATTCGTTGCAGATGAAGTAGGTGCTTTGTTAAATTCTTATCCTATTGAAGCAATGAGGTCAGGTCAATTACTTGTTGTCAACAAATTAGGTTTTTTAATATCAACAAAGTATCCGACATTTGATAATCCAATGGAAGATGAAGTCAATTATTTTAAAAAAGTATTAGATGGGATTATAGAGGATGAACATATCTTTGGTTTATTGTTTGAACCGAACGAAACGAAAAATTGGACTACTGATGATGATATTATCTTGCAATCTAATCCATTAGCCTGTGAAATAGAAGCAGTTTATCTTGACTTACTTGATAAAAGAAAGAAAGCAATAGAAACTGAAAGTAAGAGAGAAAACTTTTTAACGAAACATTGTAATATTATTTATCAAGGTGCAGGTACTGAAAGTTTTATTGATGTTAGTGAAGTTCAAAAATGTAGAGTTGATAAAATTGATTGGACTGGTAGAGAAGTTTTTATTGGTGTCGATTTAGCAATGTCTAATGATAACTGTGGTGTTGGTATGGTTGCCGATGATGATGGTACTATTTTAGCAGAAGCAATTGGCTTTATCCCTGAGGGTAGAATAGAAGAAAAAAATCAAATAGAAAAAATAAATTATAATGAATTTTTAAATGCAATGAAATGTATTGCTTGTGGTGATAAAACTGTTGATTATAAAGTCATTGAAGATTTTGTTTTTTCAATTGAAGAAAAATATGATGTTGTAGTTATGGGAATAGGTTATGATAGATATAATGCATTGTCCTCTGCTCAAAAATGGGATACAAAATATACAACTGTTCAAGTAAGACAACATTCAGATACATTGCACCCACCAACAAAATTACTTTACGAAAAAATAATGAATAGAGAGTTTAAATATGAAACTAATAAATTACTTGAAATAAATTTTCAAAATGCTAAATGTGTGTATGATACTAATATGAATAGATATATTCATAAAAAGAAATCTAATGGTAAAGTCGATTTGATATTTTCTTTATTAAATGCCATTTATCTATTGCAACAGGAAATATACTTGGAAAATGGAAACTTTTTTGTTCAGGTTGGATAACTTTCACATTTTTCACACTCTATTAATGATATAATGTATATGTAGAGATACGAGAACAAACAGGAATGTTTGTTTTTTTTGTTGCTGAAAGGTGGTGAAAAAAATGAGATTATTTAATTGGATTTCAAAAAGAGATGAAGCATCAGCATCCAAAGAAGAAGCAGTTGATACACCAATAGAAAGCCAATCAACTGGTGATATTTTATTACAAGCATTGTTAAAAGGTGAAACCATAAATAAAAATAAGGCAATGTCAATTCCAGCAGTTTCAAGTGCAGTCGATAGAATATCAAATATGGTTGCAATGTTACCTATTAGACTATACAGAGAGGAAATAACTGATGGTAAAAGAAAAGTTGTAGAAGTTTTAAAAGATGGTAGAACAAAATTGCTAAATCAAGATACTGGTGATACACTCGACCCATTCCAATTAAAAAAAGCAATGGCAAGAGATTATCTTATTGAAAAAGGTGCTTACATTTATCTTGAAAAATTAAAAAATGAATTTAAATCAATAAGATATGTAGAGCCTACTCAAATATCCATCATGAAAAATTATGACCCTATATTCAAAGATGTCAAATATGAAGTAAATGGAAAGCCTTATGAAACTTTTAATTTTTTAACTATATTAAGAAATACAACAGATGGTGCAACAGGAAAAAGCATTGTTGATGAAATATCTAAATCATTAGAAACATCATTTACAACAATTCTTTATGAACTTGGTCTTGTTAAAAAAGGTGGTGGAAAAAAAGGATTTTTGACTGCTACTAAAAAACTTGGAAAAGATGAAATGGAAGCATTAAAAAAAGCATGGAAAAATTATTATGGCAACAATGAAGAAAATGTTATTGTTCTTAATGATGGTATTGAATTTAAAGAGGGTGCAAATTCTTCTGTTGAATTACAAATTAATGAAAGAAAGAAAACATTAAAAGAAGACATAAATGATGTATTTCATATTTCTTCAAACTATGATGAAACTGTTAAAGATGCAGTAATGCCAATTATAAGTGCAATAGAAAGTGCTTTAAATAAAAACTTCTTGCTTGAAAGCGAAAAAGGAGTTTTTTATTTTTCATTTGATACAAAGAAAATCACTCGTGGTTCATTAAAAGAAAGATATGAGGCTTATAAAATCGCATCTGATACAGGATGGCTTGGCACAAATGAAATTCGTGCAGAAGAAGATTATGATGCTATTGATGGATTAGATGTAATTAAATTAAGTCTTGCAAATGTTCTATATGATACTACTGAAAAGAAGTATTATACACCAAACACAGGTGCATTAATGGATATGAGTAAGAATAGTGAGAATGGAGGTGAAAATAATGAAAATACAGGTTAGAGATGACAAAGTAATTATTGATGGTTATGTAAATGCAGTTGAAAGATTTTCAAAACCTCTTACTAATAAAAATGGTAAAAAGTTTATTGAAAGAATAATGCCATCTGTATTTCAAAGAGCCATTGAAAAGAATGATGCTATTAAAGTTTTACTAAATCATAATTACGATATGGAACTTGCTAATACCAAAGATGGAAGTGCAAAACTATATGAAGATAATATTGGTTTAAGAGCAATAGTTGAAGTTAGTGATGCTACTGTCATAGAAAAAGCAAAACAAAATAAATTGCGAGGTTGGTCATTTGGCTTTATTTGTAATAAAGAAGATGAAGAAATAAATGACAATGGTATTAGTGAAAGAACAGTACGAGATATTGATTTATTTGAAGTATCTATTATTGATGATAGAAAGATACCTGCTTATATTGGTACAAGTATTGAAATGCGTGATGGTGAGGTAAAAGAAATTGAATTTAGATATGAAGAAACTGAAAGTGATGATAATACACAATCAGAAGATAGTATCAAAAAAGAAAATTTTAGTAGCATGACTGCATCACAAAAAAGAGAATTGTTAAATGGTGCTTATAGGCAAACATTTAGTGATGGCTGGTTAGAAGATTATGATGACTATTTTGTTTATGGAAGTATAAAAGAAGATAGTACATTGTATAAGATGCCTTATATAATAACTGATGGTGTTGTAAGTATAGATACATCTAAGCAAGTTAAAGTTGTGAGAGGTGGATATAAAGAAGTAAGGTATGAAGAAAAACCCGAACAACAACCTAAACAGGAAGTTGAAAAAATAGATTTCTCTGAATACGAGAATAGAATAAAAAAAATTAAGGAGGAAACAGAATGAAAAACAATGAGTTAAAAAAGTATGCTGAAATGAAAGCAGACAAGCAAAAAGAAATGACTGATTTAGTCGAAAAAGTAAAAGGTGAAGAAAGAGCAATGACACCAGAAGAAGATGAATTGTTCAATCAACTTGAAAAAGATATCCAAGCAATTAATGATACAGTTGCTAAGATAAATAAAAGTCGCCAACTAACAGAAGAAGATGGTGCAAGTAAAAATGATGAAAAGGAGGAAAAAAATATGTCAGAAGAAGAAAGAACAATGGAAATTGAACAAAGAGATATTGAAGATTTTGCCAAATATATTAGAGGTGAATTCGTAGAACAAAGAGCAGATGGTGATTTTGGTAAAGGTAAAGCAGGAGCAGTAATCCCTACTACAATTGCAAATAAAATTATCATGACTGCTTATAATATGAGTCCAATCCTAGAAAAATGTACACCATACAACACAAAGGGTAAATTATCAATTCCTGTTTATGGTAAAGATAGCAAAGGTAATGATATTACAGTATCTTATGCAGAAGATTTTACTGATTTAGTTGAAAAAGCAGGAGCAATAACTTCTGTTGATTTAGATGATTATTTAATTGGTGCATTAGCAAAATTAGGTAATTCATTAATTAATAATACTGATATTGATTTAGTTAATATGGTAATAAATATTATTGCTGAATATGTAAAAATCTTCTTAGAAGGACAAATTTTAAATGGTTCTGACAAAATAACTGGATGTAAAGATATTACTAGAATTCATGAAGTTGCAACAGCAGTTATCACTTATGATGATTTAGTAAAATTAAAAAATAAAGTTATTCAATCATTTAGAAAAGGTTCTATTTGGGTAATGAACCAAGATACTGAAACTGCTATTGAATTAATTAAAGATGCAAATGATAATCCTATCTTTGTTGCAGACCCAACTGGTGAATTTGATGGTAAAGTTTTAGGATACCCTGTTTATGTTTCTGATAATATGGCAGGTATTGAAGCAGGAAAAAGACCTATAATTTTTGGTAATTTTAGTGGTATTGCTTTAAAGAAATCAAAAGACTTAGAATTACAAATTCTTAAAGAAAAATATGCTACTCAACATGCTACTGGTATCGTTGCATGGTTAGAAGCAGATGCAAAAGTTGAACATCTTCAAAAATTATCAGCATTAGATATAAAATCAGCAACAACACCATCTAATCCATCAGACAACCACTAATGTATATTGTTTTAAAAAGTTTTGCTGGTAAGGAATATTCAGGTACAAAAGGTAAACCAATTGAAATTAAAGACAAAGATTTTGCTAAGTCTTTAATCAAGGCTGGTTTTATCGCTGAATATAGTAAGCAAGATAAAAAAAATGCAGATAAGGATAAAGAAATTGTTGAATTAAAATCAACAATTTCTAAACTTACTGATGAAAATACAAAATTAGAAGAAGAAAAAGCAGAATTGATTTTAAAAGTTCAAGAACTAGAAAATGCCTCTGCCGATGCTTCTACTGATGATACTGAAAACAATGAAAATGGTACAGATGGTGCTACTGAAAACCATAGCGAAAATGAAGATGATAATAAAGATACCAATAAAGCATCTAACAATAAGTAATTAATTTGTTGTTCGGGCTAAACTTCCAAAAGGAGGAAACAATATGATTACTAAGGTTAGTGAAATTACTGTTGAAGATTTAAAGACTTATCTTAGGATAAGTGATGACTTATCAAAAGATGATAAAAAATTCCTAGAAACGATTTTAAATAGTTCAATAAACTATATAAAAAATAATACTGGTATTGCTGATGTGGATAAATATAGTGATTTAGTTATAGTTGTCTTTGTATTATGTCAAGATATGTATGATAATAGAACTTTATATGTTGATAAAAACAATGTAAATAAAGTTGTTTCGTCTATTTTAGGGCAACATGATAATAACCTTTTATGATAAATGCAGGTAAGTATAATAAAAAGATAGAAATACTTGGAATTAAACCTGTAAAGGATAAAGATGGCTTTAAAAAAGATGAAGAATATATTGTATTAAAAACTTATGCATCTATAAAAACAACTAGGGGTTATACCCTTATTCAAAATGATAGTGATTTTGAAAAAGCATATACAAATTTTACTATAAGATATCCACAGGTTAATATTAGTAGAGATATGATTATTAAATATAATTCAAAAACTTATACAATTGAATATTTAAATGATATTGATGAAAAACATATTGAATTAGAAATTCAAGCAAAACTGGTTAATAAATAATGGCAAAGTTTAAAGCAGAATTACCGATTGATATAATTCAATCTTTTGAAAAGTTGGAGTCTAGTTGTCAAGAGATGATTGGTGAAATGACTAGGGCAGGAGCAGAAACTGTATATAAAAAGGCAGTTGTAAATATGAGAAAATCATTTAAACATTCTGCTGATTTAGAAAAGTGTTTAAAGATTACAAAGACTTATAAAACACCATCTGATGGTGGTGTAAATACTAAAATAGGTATTTATGGATATTTACGAGGTGATAAGTCTAAACCTGCACCTTTAATTGCCAATTCAAGAGAACACGGAAATTCAAGAGGCGAAAAAAGGAAACCTTTTTTCAAAAAATCTTTTGTAAAAAGTGATATTGAAAGAGAAATGACTAGGGTTCAAGATAAATATTTACCAAAGGGATGATAAATTATGAATGAAGAAATAGAAGAGATTTTTCAAGGAAAAATAACTGTTGATAAAAAGGATATTCCAATAAGTTTTATGGAATATACAGGCAATAGTATTGATTATATAGTTTATTACAATGATGGTGATACTCCTTGTTATAGTGAGGATGATGAAGTTGTTTATAGTAAAAATGAATTAGAATTTAATATATATACAAAAGGGAATTATTTAAATATAGTTAAGGAATTAAAGAAAATATTAAAAAGTCATAATTATGACTGGTTAGGTGATGAGGGTGATTTGTATGAAACAGATACCAAATATCACCATTTTGTTGTAACATTTGAAAAATTAAGGAGGATATGATATGGCAAGAATAGGTTTAAAGAATTTTAGATATTCTGAGTTAGATGAAAACGAAAATGTTATTGCACCTAAATCGCTTGGTAAAGCAATAGATTGTAAGGTTTCATTGGAATTAAATAGTGCAGAATTATATGGTGATGATGCACTAGCAGAAAGTGATTATACATTCAATAAAGGAAGTGTAACAATTTCTGTTGATGATGATGATGATAAAGTATTAGCACCGTTATTAGGACACACTATTAGTGAAGAATATGTTGCTACTGCTGATAAAACACCAACATCAAGCAAAACATATTATACTAAATCAGGTAGTGAATATTCTAAGTTTACTGGTTCTACTTTTACGGCAGGTACAACTTATTATGAAAAAAGCACTACATTTGGTGAAGTAATTAGAAAAGATACAGATGTAGCACCTTATGTTGCATTTGGTAGAATTTTAACTAAAATTGTTAATGGTGTCTATAAGTATAAAGTAGAGTTCTTATCAAAGGTTAAATTCAAAGATACTATGCCTGATGAAAAAACAAAAGGTGAGTCAATTGAATTCACTACAATTTCAATAGAGGGAACTGTAATGAAAAAAGCCAATGGTGAGTGGTCTAGGGCTAAAACATTTGCTACTTATGAAGAAGCGAGTGAATACTTAGATAGTTTATTAACAAAAAAATAGTCAAAAATTTTAATAAAGAAAACTTATAAATCTTTTCGAAGAAACAGTGAAAAAATCTGATAGAAGAAAGGGTAAAGAACTAGAAATTAATCTGGTCTTTACCCTTTTTTATTTTATTTATATTTAGAAAGGGTGAGATTATGAAAGAAAAAGAAGCAGTTTTTTCTGTAAATGGTAAAGAATATAAAGCAGTTTTTAACCTAAATGTTATGCAAGAAATTCAAATTGAATATGAAACATTTGCAAGATGGGGTGAATTAACTGATGGAAAAGGTGAAAAGGGCGAAGTTGATATAAAGGCTTTAATATTTGGAATTAAAGCAATGTTAAATGAAGCAATTGATATTGAAAATGAAACCTTAACAGATAATAAAAAGCCATATTTAACTGAAAAGCAAGTTGGTAGATTAATTACAGAAATGGGATTAAAAGAAGCCACTCAAAAATTAAATTCAACAGTTATTAACTCAACTAAGGATGATAAACCAAAAAACGAGTAATCCACGAGGAAGATGAAAACGAAAAAATAGATTTCTCGTGGTTTTCATTTATTGGTGTTAATAAGTTGGGTTTTAGTGAAAAGGAAGTATTTAGAATGACATTAAGAAAATTCAATATGTTGTGGGAAAAATACAAATTTTATTTTGATTTAGAAAAAAATTCAACTTATAGAGAAATGGAAAAAGCCCAAGCAGAAGAAGATGAATGGTTATAGGAGGGAGGTAAAACTATGGCAAGTTCATTTGGTGGAACAGTAAAATTAACTGGTGAAAGTGAATATGCAAGTGCATTAAAGAATATTAATAGCAATTTAAAAGCAGTTAGTAGTGAATTAAAACTTGTTTCAACGGAGTTTACTAATAATGGTAACAAAATAGGCGATTTAAGAAGCAAAAATGATGCACTTAATAAGAAACTTCAAGAAGAACAAAATATTGTTAAAACTTGTTCTGATGCCATTAAAGATTTTACTGAGCAACAATCAAAAAATAAAAATCAAATTGATAAATTAAGAAATTCATTAGAAATAGAAAAAACCACATTAGATAAAATGAAAAATAGCACAACTGCAACAAGTGAAGAAATATCCAAACAAGAAAAAATTGTTGCAGATTTGTCAAAAGAATTATCTAAATCTGAAACTGCTTATGATAGCAATAGTAGGAAAATAAATGACTATAAGGTTAAATTGAATGATGCAAAAACTCAATGTAGTGATTTATCAAAAGAAATTCAAGATAATAATAATATATTATCAAAAACGAAAGATAATTTTAAAGATAATGCAAAGTCTGTTAAAGATTTCGCAACAGAAGAAGAGAAAGCAGGTAATAATACTCTAACATTAGGCGATTTGATAAAAGGAAACTTAATAAGTGAGGGTATTATAGCAGGCATTAAAGGTCTAGCAGGGGCAATGAAAACAGTTGGTTCTGCTTTATTAGATGTTGGAAAATCTGCACTTGATAGTTATGCGAATTATGAACAGTTAGTAGGTGGTGTTGAAACATTATTTAAAGATAGTTCAAGTGTTGTAGAGAACTATGCTAATAATGCATATAAAACTGCTGGTTTATCTGCAAATGATTATATGGAAACAGTAACATCTTTCTCTGCAAGTTTATTACAAAGTTTAAACAATGATACTGCAAAGAGTGCAGAAGTCGCTGATATGGCAATCACAGATATGTCTGATAATGCTAATAAAATGGGTACAGATATGTCTATGATACAAAGTGCATATCAAGGATTTGCTAAGCAAAATTATACCATGTTAGATAATCTTAAATTAGGTTATGGTGGTACTAAGTCTGAAATGGAAAGATTATTAAAAGATGCTCAAAAAATAAGTGGCGTTAAATATGATATTTCTAATTTAAGCGATGTATATAATGCAATTCATGTAATCCAAGGTGAATTGGGTGTTACAGGTACGACTGCAAAAGAAGCGAGTACAACAATACAAGGTTCTATTTCATCAATGAAATCATCATGGCAAAATTTTTTGACTGGATTAGCAAGTGGACAAGATATAAGTGGTTTAATAGATAATTTAGTACAAAGTGCAGTTACCGTTATGGATAATGTTTTGCCAGTTGTTTATACCATAACTGAAACGATAGTTGCAGAAGTACCTAATTTAATCAATAAATTAATTGCAGAGATGCCAAAATTTGTTGAATTAATTAGTAATACTATTGAAACGATGATTGTAGGATTACAAGAAAATCTTCCTAAACTAATGGAAAGTGTATCGCAAATAATTCAAACAATAATAAAAGTAATAACTGATAATTTGCCATCAATATTACAAATGGGAGTTACAATTTTAGTAGAATTGGCTAATGGAATAGCCCAATCTTTACCAACCTTAATTCCACAAATGGTTGATGCAGTTGTAACCATGGTAGATACATTATTAGATAATATTGATTTGATTATAGATGCTGGTATTCAATTATTAATTGGTTTAGTAGATGGTTTAATAGAGGCTTTACCAAAATTGATTGATAGAATTCCTGAAATAATAGATAAATTAGTTCAGGCAATTGCCAATAATTTGCCAAAAATCATTGAAGCAGGTATTACCTTAACTGTTAAATTAGCAGTAGGTTTGGTACAAGCAATACCTCAACTTGTTGCAAAAATACCTCAAATAATAGGTTCTTTAGTTAAAGGAATAGGAAATTACTTTGGAAAAATGTTAAATGTAGGTAAAGAATTAATAGGAAAAGTCAAAGATGGTATTGTTAGTGGAATAAGTGGAATGGCTAATGTGGGTAAAGATTTGGTTAAAGGATTATGGAATGGTATTAAGAATGCTAAAGATTGGGTAATGGATAAGATAAAAGGCTTTGGTAGTTCAATAGTTAAAGGTATAAAAGGAATATTTGGTATTCATTCACCATCAACAGTATTTAGAGATGAAATTGGTAGTAATCTTGCAAAAGGTATTGGTGTTGGTTTTACATCTGAAATGAAAGATGTTAATAGTATGATACAAAATTCATTGCCAACAGACTTTGATATATCTTCAAATGTTAATTTAAATAATAATTTAAATAAAGTGTCAGGAATTAATACATCTTATTTACCATTAATTAGTGCTTTTCAAGAGGCATTAGATGGAATGGCATTTAAAATTGATGGCGAAAAGATGGGTGAATTAATTATAAGTGATGTAGAAAGGGTGATTTATTCATGAGTAATATAATATGGAAAGAAAAAAATAGTGATTCAATTCAAGGTTTATTGATATGTAAATTACCCTCTATATCAAAACCAAAGTTAAGAGTTGAAACCATTACAATAGATGGAAAAGATGGCGAAATAATTAATGAATTGGGTTATGAATCTTATGACAAGGAAATTGAAATAGGTTTAACAAGAAATTTTGATTTGAATGAAGTGATTAATTATTTTAATGGTGATGGTAGATTAATTTTATCAAATGAAAGTGATAAATATTATATTGCCAAAATTATAGAAAAAATAGATTATGATGCACTACTTAATTTTAAAACTGCTAAAGTAAAATATCGGTGTCAACCATATAAATATCAATTAAATGAATTTGTAATAGAGGAAGAAATTACTACACAAGAATCTATATTGGTTACTAATGAGGGATATTTACAATCTAAACCTTTAATAACAATTAAAGGAATAGGTAGTGTAGGTATATATGTTAATGATATTCAAATTTTTACTTATAATTTTGGTGATACAACAAGTGAAGTTATTATAGATTCTGAAAATCAAGAGGCATATTTTGAAAATGAATTAAAGAATAGAAATATGTTGGGTGAATTTCCAATTTTACAAAGTGGAGTTAATAAAATAAGTTGGATTGGAAATTTACAAAAAATAACTATTGAACCAAAGAGTAGGTGGTTATAATGATAAAAATATATGATGCAGAAGAAAAATTGTTTAATCACAATGTAATTAAAATTTTAAAGCCCTTAAAATGTAATGTTTTTAAAGAGGATAATGGTGATTATTATATAGAATTAGAAGATAACATAAAAAATAACGAATATTATCAACCAAATAGAATTATTATGTGTCCTACACCTTTTCCTGAGGGAGAACAAGCATTTAGAATTGCAAATAATATAGAAAAAAATCAATCAAAAATCAAATTAAAAGCAAAACATATTTATTTTGATACTAAAAATTATGTTATAAAAGATAATTATATTGAAGATAAAGATTGTAATTATGCTTTAGATTATTTAAATAGTAATACAGATACTGAAAGCCCATTTACAACCAGTTCAGATATAACTACTAATAATTCCTATAGATGTGTTAGAAAGTCCTTAGAAGAAAGTATAAGCACAATTATAGACAAATGGGGTGGGCATTTAGTTAGAAATAATTTTAATATTTCAGTTAATTCAACTATTGGTAAAGATAGAGGTGTAACATTAAAATACTTGAAGAATATTCAAACAATAAAATCAGAAGAAATTTGGGATAATGTTGTTACAAAAATATTACCTGTTGGAAAAGATGGTTTATTACTTCCTGAAATATATTTGGAATTAGAAGAACAATTATATAATATTCCATATACTAAAGTTGTTTCTTTTAATCAAGAAATAGAAAAATTAGAAACAGAATCCGATGATGAATATAAAGAAAGATTAATTGAGGATTTAAGAAGTCAAGCAACTTCTTTTTTAAATGTAAATAAATATCCTCAAGTAAATTATTCTTTATCTGCTCATTTAGATAAAATAACAGATATTGGTGATACAATTTATGTAGAACATCCAAACTTAAATATTGCATTAACAACTAATGTAATATCTGTTACTTATGATGCTATTTCTAACAAATATAAAAATATTCAATTTGGTAATTTTAAAAATTCTTTAAAAAATTTAATAAATGATATAAGTAAACAAACATCACAAATTGCACAAAATATATCAAATGATACAAAAACTATTTTAAATGAAGAATTAAAGAAAGCAACAAGTGAAATATGGAATATGATGGGAGATTCTTTTGTTATATATGATGGAGATAAGATATTAATAGTTGATGCTTTACCTAAAGAAGATGCAACAAATGTAATAATGCTTAATTCAGGTGGTGTTGGTTTTAGTCAAACAGGAATTAATGGTGTTTTTAATAGTGCATGGACTATAGATGGAACATTAGATATGCAAAGTATTAATATTATTAATTTAGTTGCCGATATGATAAAAGGAGGAACATTAAAACTAGGAGGAGAAAATAATAAAAATGGAGTTTTAGAAATTTATGATGTTAATTCTAATTTAATTGGTAAATTTGATAATTTAGGATTATATGTAAATTTCGATGGAACTATGGTAAGTTTAGTTGATAAATTAAATGGAATTACTAATATTTTTACCACAAATGGAGGGCAGAATTTGTTAAGAAATACTGCTCCTTATTTTATGGAAAGCGATAATGTTGCAGAATTTTGGGATGGAAATGTAAGGCAAGGAAAAGAACCAGATTCTACAAGTGGTTTTTCTTTATTATTACAAAATAATGCTATATCTCAAAATGTAATTTTAAAAAATGGGAAATACACATTAAGTTATAAATGGAAAAGACTAATTCCTTTATCAAAAGCAACTGTTAAATACAATGGTAAGACAACAGAGTTATTAACAGATGTAGATAGTGGTTTTATAACTTTAACAGATTATATAACAACAGGTTCAATAACATTTGAGGCAAATTGTGATACAAATGATGGTATTGAAATATATGATTTAATGTTAAATATTGGTGAAGTTGCGATTCCATGGACTCAAAATGCTAATGAAACTACAAGTGATACTGTAAATATCTCTAAGGGAATTACTGTGGCATCAGATGCCACTAACACAGTATCAACTATGAAAAATGATGGTTTTAAAGTGAAAAATAAAACAACAGAGGAAACAGTTATGGAGGCAACAGATACTGGAGGAAAATTCAAAGATTTAACTTCAACAGGATTGACTAATTTATCAGGACTTATTATTCAAACAATAGGCGATGAAATATGGATTTCAGGAGGTAGTATTAATGGCAACAATTAGTGCTTATGGTAGTAAAAAACATTACCATTTATTCAAATTAACTGTAACAGAAAATTCTTATGATGTTGCGAGTAATACTTCAACAATAAGTTTTTCGTTTAATCTATCTGAAAAATCAGGTTATTATTTTAACTGGGAACAATGGGGTTCATCAATAAAATATACAATTACGATAAATGGAACAAGTTATACAGGAACTATACCAAATTATACACCTAGCACGAGTGGAACAGTGTTAAAAAGTGCGAGTGGAATAAAAATACCTCATAATTCAGATGGTAAAAAAACAATTAGTATAAGTTTTAGTGTTGATGATAATACAGGGGCTACATATACTTGTGGAGATGCAAGTGCAAGTGGCTCAATGAAATTAACAGATATTCCAAGAGGTTCGACTTTAGCGAATATTGCAAATTTCAATCTTGTAGATGATAATGATAATCCAAATAAATTTAATGTTAGTATAGATAAAAAAATTTCTAGTTATTATGATTGCTTGACTATTAAATGTGGAGAAACAATTATAAAAAGTTATGATGGAATATTAGATGAAGATGAAATATCGTTTTCTTTGGAAGAATTAGATGTATTATATGGCTTAAATAAATCATCAAATGATGTATTATTAACATTTTTATTAACAACTTATTCAACTGAAAGCAAAGATATACAAATAGGAGAAGATTCTATTGTAGAGTGTATTGGATATATTACTAATGCTAATCCAATATTTACAGATTTTGAATATGAGGATATTATTTTGGGATATTTAACATTAAAAGTAAATATTTCAACAAAAAATAGTGCTATTTCACAAAAATATTCTGATGTTGTATCTTATTTAATTGAAAATATACAAAAAGATTATTCATCAACTGAAAATGTTTGTGTTGAAATACCAAATTATAATAAAAATAATATAACAGTAATTGCTTATGATAGTAGGCAAAATTATACAAGTATTATTAAAGAAATACCTGTTGTATCATATAAAAAATTAACTGCAGATGAACGAAAGAAAACATATTCTCGTGAAAATAATGTAGGTAGTCAAGTTACTATCGAGTTTGGAGGAACTTGGTGGAATGATAATTTTGGAAAACAAAATAATAGTCTTAGTGCAACTTATAAATATAGTATAGCAGGAAAGAATACTTGGGTAGATGGTGGAGAAATAAGTCTTACTACTAATGAAAATGAATACTTATTTAGTGGTGCTATTAAAGGCGATGCAGATGATAATGGATTTAATTTGGAAAATTCTTATGATGTTGTTGTTATTGTTTCTGATAAATTAGATAGTGTTTCATTTACATATCAAATAATAGCAGGTTCTCCTGCTATGAAAATTAAAGGAAATAAAGTTACTGAAATAAATGGTGAAATACCAATTTTTGGAAGTGGCGTTCCTACAGGAACAGTTGTTCCATTTGCAGGTAGCAATGCTCCTAAGGATTATTTAATTTGTGATGGTTCTGCTATATCACGACAAATATATTCGAAATTATTTGAAGTCATTGGAACAATTTATGGTTCAGGAGATGGAAGTTCAACCTTTAATTTACCAAATATAAAAGGAAATGTAATTGTTGGATGTGATTCATCTAATTCTAAATTTAATTCTTTAGGTATGACAGGTGGAGAAGAAACACATAAATTAACAACAAGCGAAATGCCATCACATAACCATAGGCAAACAGTTACTGCTTCAAGAAGTGGTAGTGGAAATACTTATGTTTCTTGGAATGCAAACAATTTAACTGGTAACACGGATACGGGTGCTAGAAATACTTTAAATACAGGTGGTAATCAAGCGCATAACAACTTACAACCATATATAACTTTAAACTATATAATAAAATATTAGAAAACTTAAGAAAAAAATTAAGAAAGGGAAAAGAAATGGAAAAAATAATATTATCGTTAGGAGAATTGATAACAGCAATTTCAATAATAATAGTTGCTGTAAATAAAATATTCAAAACTAAATTAGAACCTATTAATAAGGCAATTAAAAAAATTGATGAAAGTCAATGTAAGAATTTTTTGGTTACATTTCTAAAATCAATTGAAAAAGGTGAAGTAATGGATGAAACAGAAATAAAACTTGCTCATGAACTTTATGACCATTACAAAGATGATTTACATAAAAATAGTTACATCCATGATAAATGGGAAAAATTAATGAAGTAGGAGGAAAAAAATTATGTTTAAAATAGAAAATAAAACTATAAAAATTAGTAAAGGAGTGATTTTATGTTAGATTTTAATTTAATAAAATTAGTATTGATTAGTGCACTTGCTAGTAGTATTATTACTACTGCTTGCGTTCAAAAAGTAAAAGAAAATTTAAAGAGCAAAAAATATTTAACTTTAATTTCGTTTGGAATTTCGATGATAATTGGAACATTATTTTCATATTGCTTTAGCGATTTATCTTTAGTAAATAATTTATGGTCTGGTTTTATCACATTTTTAGGAGCAAATTTAATTTATAATTCATTCGAAGACAAAATCTTTAAGCCATTTAGTAAAATGCAAGAAGTAGTGGAAATTCCAAAAGAACAAATTAAAACATTGGAGGAAATAAAAAAATGAAGTATTGTAAAATGCCTCTTAAATTTAATGGAATTACTGAAGCATATATGAGTACTGAAAGTCCTTACTATTCAAAATCTAACCCTCATAAAGGAGTGGATTTAGGATGGAACGAATATCAAGGAGAACCTGTATATGCTATTAATGATGGAGTTGTTATGTTCGTTGATAAAACGACAGGAAGTAATAATGCAGGAAATTATATATGGATTAAACATGAATTTAATGATTATGCTTTATGGAGTAGATATTGTCATTTAAAAGACAATTCTACACTTGTAAAAGTAGGACAAAAAGTTACTAGAGGTCAACAAATAGCAACTATGGGTGGCACATTTGGCTATGCTGTACATTTGCATTTTGAAATGTGGAAAACACCAAAAAATTGGACTTTTAATTGGAATGACAGAAGTAAGTATTTGGCAAACCCACTTAATTTTACTTTTGCTTTTGAAGACCAATCAATTGGAACTTGTGAATTAAGTAAAGTAATTACAAGAGTTTTGGGCACTTCAAAACAAGTAAAAAGAGATACTTCTAAAAACCAAATTGAAGTTGTAGGGGAGTATTTAAGAGTTCGTAAAGGTGCTGGAACTAATCAAACAATTTTAGGTTATATTGACTATGGAATATATGATTACACTGAAACAAAAATTGCAAATGATTATACTTGGTATCATATTTCTAGTGGTTGGATAGCAGGAACAAAAGAAGATACTAAAATCTATCCTAAGGAAGAAAAAAAAGAAAAAGTTGTTGATAATATAACTAAAATGATGGAAAAATTAGAAAATTATAATCAAGAATTAATTGTAGAAATAGATAAACTTACTGCAGAAGTTGAAGAACAAAAAAAGATTATAGAAGAACAAAATAAATCAATACAAAATTTGCAAAATAAAAATCAAAATCAACCCAAATATAAAAAATT